CGTTGCCCACGAGGAAGGAGCGGGGTTCGCCGGCCTTGGCCGTGTCGAGGAGGAACTGAGCGTTGACGACGTCGTCGTAGCCGAAGTCGGCGAGGGCCACGACTTCTTCGGTGGCGAAGTTGGCGGTCGTGAAGACGGCGCCGATTTCAGCCCAGCACTTGTCGACGATGGCCTGAGCGGCGGTCTTCGCGTAAGCGTTGATGAGGTACTGCATGCCGTACTCCTGGATGTCCAGGGGCGAGAACTCGTCGACGTACTTGAAGTGCTTCAGGGTGACCGAGGAGTTGGTCATCGTGGCTCCATCGACATCCGCGAGGGTGTTGGTGGCCTTGTTGAACTCCGAAGCTTCGCCGGCGCCCATGATCGGGACGAAGACGGTCTTGCCAGCGCGGCCGACGGAGGCCGAGAGGTTGACGGAGATGTTGTTGAGGATGGGCAGCTTGCCGGCGACGGTCTGGACGATGTAGTCAGACAGGATAGCCGGAGCGGTAGGGAGGACGGTAGCCATAGTTGTGTGTTAGGGAGTGAGGGTTAGAGGGAAATGAGAGCGGCCTTATGCGCGTTGAAGAACGCGATGCGGGCCTGACCAGCAGGGAGAGCGAGATAAGCGGCCTTGATGTCGGCGTTGCTCATCTTGACCGGGGAGTCGCCCTTGGGGAGTTCGACGGGCTCGGTGCCGAAGGAGGCGACAATCTTCGCGGCTTCCTTCGAGGCGGTGGCCTTGGAGCCTTCGAGCTCGGCGACCTTGGCCTTCAGCTCGGAGGCTTCCTTGGCGGAGGCTTCCAGGGCGGCGGTCAGTTCGGCGACCTTGGAGGACGAAGCGGCGGCTTCCACCTTGAGGGATTCCAGTTCGGCGGAGGCGCCGACGGTCATCTTCTCGACAGTGGTGCGGAGGTCGTCGCGTTCAGCGGTAAGGCCCGCAAGCGAGGCGGCGGCCTGGACGAGTTGCTCTTCGATGGTCATGCTAGTCCTGCGGAAATTGGCAACCTTGGCCGAGGGGACGACGGCCTCTTCGACCTCATCTTCGACTTCCTCTTCCTCTTCGACGACCTCAGGCACGGCGGCCGGATCCATGACTTCCACGCCCAGGGCGGCGACAGCGTCACGCACGTCGGCGCGGTTGTCGATGAACAGGTCGACCACTTCGCCGGCGTCGAGGCGTTCCTTGATGACGCGGGCCTTGAAGGCCGGGGCCTCTTCGGTGCCGTCATTCATGATCAGCTCCTGGTACTCGAGACCAGTGGCGGCGAGGTCGGCCACGGTCTTCTCGCGGTCGGACTCCGGGCGGTTGGTCAGGACGACCACCTCTTCGGCGGTCTCGTCGATGTAGTCGATGACGCGCTCGACGGGCTGGCCGTCTTTCAGGATCGTGTCGTCGATATCAGTGAAGATGCGGGGCATAAGATTAGAAAGATGCGAGGGCCTTGGAGAAGGAGTCGGCCAGACCAGTGACCAAGCCCTGGGCGGCGGCCTGCTTGCCGGAGAAGACCTGACCGCGGAGGGCGGAGTCGGCGACCATCTTGCGCTTTGCACGGATGGCGGCCTTGAAGTCTTCATGGATGCCGTCGACCGAAGCCTGGAGGTCGGCCATCTGCTCGTCGGAGAGGGACGTGCCCTCGATGCCGGCGCCCTTGAGCGGGGAGCCCGTGGACTTGATGACGACCATGCGCACGCCCTGGGACTCGTAGAGTTTGGACATGTCAGGGATTGCCATGTAGACGCCCACGCTGCCGACGGTGGCCGAGGGGGATGCGACGACGCGATCGGCCTGAGAGCCGAGCCAGTAAGCAGCCGAAGCCATCTCGGAGTCAGTATAGGCCATGGTCGGCTTGCCCACGTCGCGGATCTTGTTGGCGAGCTCTTCGACGCCGGTGACCGTGCCGCCAGGGGAAGAGATGTTAAAGGCAATCTTCTCGACCGCAGGGTCGGCCGCCATCGCGTCGAGCGTGGCAGAGATTTCGTTAACGTCCGTCACGCCCATCATACGCTCCAGAGGCGAGACTCCCTTGGAAATCAAACCGACGATGGGGATGACGCCCACGCCGTTCTGGACGTACGGCGCAGGGGCCACGCCGAAGATCTGGGCGAGCATGTCGGAGAAGCCGAACTTCTCGGCCATGACCGCGAAGTCTTGGGCCTTGGACGGGTCGATGAGCATCGGCTCACGGCCCTTGAGTGCATGGGAGAGGAAGCGGGTCATTTCTTTTCGTTAAGGTTGGTTCCGGGGAGCGGTTCAGCCTGGTCGACTTGGGCGACCGTGCCGAGCGGGGTGTTCGTCGGGCGGAAGAGCAGCTCGAACGGGATGCCGTACTGCTTCGCAAGGTTCTGAATATGCGCCATGTCGGCGGCTCGCTTCTCCATCTCGGAGCGGAAGTCTAGGCCGCGCTGGCCGTAGAGCTCAGACATGGACATCAGACCCATCTCGATGTCGGCCCGGTCATTCGCGGCCTCACGGCCTGCGTCGACGGTGACGGACTTCGGGGTCGTCCATGAGGCAGACCACCAGCGGGGGTCGTCAGGAATCTCGCCCTTGGCGATGCCGTCGGCGATGATGTATTCCCAAGTCGGCTGACAGAAGGATTCGATGATCACGTTCTGGTACTTGCCGAAGACGCGGGCGGACTTGGCGGTCACGAGGCGAACGCCAGCTCCGCCGGCGGCGGTGACGTCCTTCACGAACTCGTAAGGGAGCACGGAGCAAATATCCTTTTCCAGCGCCGCGAGGAATCCGACGAAGGTGCTGTTCGGGCGCTTGCTCTCGAAGGACTCGAAGGAGTCAGAGGACTCGAGCACGATAGCCTTACCGCCCATCTGGCTGGCAATGTTCTCGGCGGAGTTATGGTTCGACGCAATCTCGGAGGCCGCGTCATCGTCCAGGAAGCCTGACCCCTTCTTGATTACACGAGTCGTATCGCCGTTGTCTTTCACTGCGCGTCGCTCCAATTCGAGGATTTCCTTCACGTCCTGGATACTCGAGAGGCTAGACTGAAGCACTGGTACCCCACGAGAGCCGGAGGTCGTCTCAGTGTCGATGACGTGCATGACGGACTGGGCCTCGACCTTCTTCGAGGAGCCGTCGGCCTTATAGACGTTGTAGTAAATCGGCTCGTAGTATTTGCCGAAGCCGATGCCGTCCCAGCAATCGGCAGGGGTGTCGGCGTCGGTAGGGTCGCCCACGCGGTGCGCCTCGATGGTCTGGATCTGCGCACGGTCGCCGTTGACGACCTTCAGGGCGAAGGCGTCGCCGTCACGGATGAGCGCACGGATGAGGATGGACTGACACTGGTAGAAGGACTTGCCGGAGACGTCGATGCGCTTGGCCTGGCGGGCGAAATACTCCTCGTAAAGGCGGGAAGTCTCCGGGTTGTCTGCGTGGGCCTGCGGCTTGATGCCGTCGCCGACGACGTAGATGCACAGGTCGTTCAGGATTTGACGGAACAGGGCGGACTCACGCTCGGCCCATCGGCACTTCTTGACCATCTCGTTGCGATCCCAGGGCGAGAGGTCGCGACGCATATCATCCGGCTGCGGAGCATAGATGACACGGCGGGCGTACGTCTGGACGGTCGAGCCCCACTGGTTCCCGCTGTACTGGTTGTTGAACGTGGCCCCGTTCGACGCGGCCTGAGGCGCAGTCGTCTGCTTCTTCCTCGCGGAAGACTTGGCGGGCTTCGTGTCTTTCTTGCGGGGGGCCATAGATTATTCGTAACGATTGTCCCAGCGGGAGTAGATCATCGTGTTACGGCGACCATACTTGCGCGGGTCGAGGCGGGACAGGGCAAACATCGCTTCGTTAAGCATCTCCTTAGGAGGCAAAGCGAACTGCTTAGTGGCCGAGGAGCCGGAGTCGGAGTAGGACATCAGGGTCTTGCCGTCCATGATCAGCTGAAGAGCCTTGGCCTTGAGGTCGAGAAGCTCGCATTCCGTCAGGCCGATGAAGATACCTTGTGCCATTTAATCTTGCGGTAATTGGCAACGGAGGGGGCGGCGACGCCCATATCCACGCCACGAGCTCTTCTTCCCGCAACTATCGGCGCCGCCGCTTAGGTAAAGTCTCCCCAGGTTCACGCGGAAGGCAAGTCGGTTTCGGTTGTTTCCTTCCCGACGATGCCCCAACGGACGGCCGCCAGGAGGCCGAGCAGCTCGCAGTCGAAAGCGTGGTTATCCTTCTTGCCCTGAGGGAGCAGCCACTGGGGCTTCCCCGTGCGCCTGTCCTTCACGCGGACTTCGGCGTTGATCTGGTCGACGTAGTCCTGCCCTGCGTCGAGGGAGTAGGTGAATACTTTCCGAGAGCGTAGGCCGTGCAGAAGGTCTTTGCCGGCGAGGTTCGACCAGACGATCAGGACGGCCCGCGTCTGGAGCCCTGGCACCATGATCGTCTGCTTGTCGGAATAGAATCGGCGGGTGGTCTTCCCGTCCTTGGCCGTCACACTGAAGTCTTCGTTGCCAGACCCCTTCGCACACTTCCAGCCACGGGCCGCGGTCTGCCGATATACGTCTTGCGCCTGGTCTCCGGCATCGACCATGACCAGGGCCTGATGGACTTGGTGTTTCTTCACGAAGGCCTCGAGGTCGTTCCATGTGTCAATCTTCGCGAAGGCCTTCAGGCGGCTATGCCCGGTGCGACTCCAGCGCCGGATGACACAATAGAAGAACCCACGTTGCACGTCGATGCCAGCCGTGCGGAACGGGAACGAACCATCGGGCGCTCCCTCGCGGTCGACTACCCTGCCCTTCGGCGTAATCACTGACTCCCCGTCCCAGTCGTCGGTCATGTTGTAGTTCGCGGCCTGGGCGATGTTCACAATCTCCCCGCCCTCTTCCGCCCAGCTGAGAGCGAGCCTCTTCTGCTTGAATTGGCGGCGCGCGTCCTCGTCGCCGTAGATGTCAGCCGCCTCCTTCGCCTTGATCATCATCACGGCCAGCTCGCCCCAGCACATCGTCGCAAGGCTGTTCCAATGCAGGCCGATGTGCCCGGAGTTTGCGGCCGATGCCGTCGCGACAAAGGCGCCGCGTCGGTTGGCCTCGAGCCGCGTGGCGTTGTTGTCGGGCAGTCGCTCCTGACAGCCGGCGCATTCGTACGTCGTGCCGGTGCTGACCATCTGCAAATCCCATGAGCCCGTCGTCTTGGCCGAGTCGGGAAACCTGACCTGTTCCCATAACCAGGGCTGGAGCGTGTCGCATTTGGGACAACGCATGTTCCAGTCGCGTTGATCGGTGGACTCGTGCAGCTGATGGAACTCCTGACCAGCCCGACCGCCCTGCGACATGAAGATGCGTTTGCCCATCCAGCCGAACGCAGTCACGCGCGCGCTCAGTTCGGCAAGGTGCCCAGGCGGGGCCATCCAGCATTCGTCGGCGATGGTGTAACGCAGGGACAGGCGCTGAAGGTTGGCCTCATTCCACAGGCCGCGACAGTAGAGCGTCATGCGGTCGAAGTCTGTCGTCGTCGACCGATCCATGTCGTCGACCGAAATGCGGGCCTTCACCGGCGGGCAGTTGTTCCAGACTGGACGCATGTAGCGAAGGGCGAAGTCCTTAGATTCCGCATCTGTGCTTTGGAATACCGCGGTGGGGCCTGGAGCGTTGGCGATGATGTGACAGGTGAACAGGCGGGCGAAGAGCGATTTGCCAGACTGGATGCTGGCGAGGACGGTGAGCATCCGCGTCTCGGGGTCGGCCGCGATGCGCAGCGCCTCGGCGATCCACGGCGTGCGCTCCGATCGGAACGGCCCGGGCATCGGCGAGTCGGGGATGGCGAGCACGTTCTCCTCGAGCCACTCGACCACGTCGCCGGAGTCGGACGGCTTGAGCACGTCACGGCCTACGCGGAGAAGGTCGGTCTTATTCATAAAGCCCTGCCTCCTTCAGCAGACGATACAGCTCGTCGGAAAACTCCGACCACTTCCTCGGCTTGCGCTTGAACGGACGCGAAGGCTTCGGCATCGGCTTGCGCCTGGGCTTGGGCTTACGCTTCTTCATCGTTCGCGGAGAGGTCGGCCTTCGTCTTGCGTACCCAAGTCTCGAGCGCCTTCACAGCCTTCGCCGGGTTCTCGGGATTACACCCTTCGGCCACGTCGAGGGCCAGCTTGTCGAGGCGGTTGACGACCTCGCCCATCAGTTGACGCATGGCCTCCGTCGCTTCCTTCGCGGCGATGTACTCCTTCGCCAGGATGAGCCGACGCTCCTGCTCCTCCTCGAGGGCCACGAGGGTCTTGAGGCTCTGGTTGTATGCGGTTTGATACTTCCCCTGGTTAGGATCTCCGCCCTCCATCGACGCAAGCCAGACGCCGCGGGCCCGACCGACCAACGCCCGGTGTTCGCTGATCGTGTCGGCCAGCGTCCCGTCGTCGAGCTGCGCCGGCGCGGCCTTCGGCGCCTTCGCCTTGCGCTGCTCATCGCGTTGAGCACGCCATGCCAGGGCGGCTTCGATGGAGTCCGTGGGAAGGCCTTCGCGTTTGAGCACGCTCACGCGCTGCGGAGTGATGTTCAACGCCGTGCCGATCTCGAGGTTGCTGAGTTTACGCGTCATGGCCGAGTGCTGGAGTTCCCCCGTTTGCTGTTTTGGTCAAAACCTTCGTTTCCCCTCGTAAAAAAGAGGGGCAGGTGTCGTCCAACGCGGCGGAATAAGGCCCAAAAGAGATTCCTTAGGGGGGTTGGCGGGCGTGCCGACGCTGATACGATTGAACGCTTTCATATGTAAACGAGTGTCAATCATATGTTATGAGCGTATATGACTGGGGTTAAACGTCACGCGCATCTTATCACGCTTGGAGTTGCAATGAGGGAACAAGCCGTGGGCGTCGGAGTTGACGGACAACTGGATTGCCCGGGCCCGCTTGCGCATGGCCTCATGGCTCTTGCCGTACATGCGTGCAATCATACGCGAGGACAGACAGCCGGGAAGACTGAGCGCCCACCTGATCAGCTCGACGTGCCGGCGGAAGTAGAAGTTGTCGGACATGGCCAGGGCATCGATGAAGGCCTTGAGCATCACGGCCACGAGATCGCGGGAAATGAAGGCGTCGACTTCGACGTGCTCATCCGTGCCGGTGTTCATCCAGGCGGTGTGCTCGTCCTTAACCTTGAACACATGCCGAGACTGTACCATCTCGCGGTAAGGCAGGACGCCGCAGTTGCGCATCTTCTCCTGCACCTTCTTCGGCTGAGAAAAAAACCATGCGTCGAAAGAACGTGCCTCTTCCGCCGGAGCGGTCAGGTCATTCAGTCGGGCCTTGGTCATTCATCTCGGACGGTGCTGAAGGTTTTGACGGGGGCAATGTGCAAAGGTTGAGCCAGTAACCGTCAGACTCAAAGCGTAGAAGCTTACACCTGGTCAGGCGGTAAGTGAGGGATGAATACTTTCCAGAGTAGTCGAGCCATTGACCGACGAGCTGCTTGAGATCGGCGGGGCTCATCTTCTCCGGCCAGCCTCGCATGATATTCCTCAGGTGGTCGTTGTTCCTTTCCCTGACTGCCTTTGCTTCCGCGGTGGCCTGACGGCGGATTGCCTCCATCTTCTCCGGGTGTTCTCTCCAGGCCTTCTGCCTAGATCTGGTAAGGGCAAGTTTACGTAGGACGTAGGCTCGCCGCGCTTTGGTACGGTCGTCGTTATTCATCGGGTTAAGGTGGCCTTGTCGCCAGAGAGTCGGCTGAACCCCTGAGCGTAAGCGAACAGGGGTGAGGCTAGACTCACCCTGTTATACAGAGTATACAGGGACGGAAGTTGAGTCGGAAGTTGAGAAGGGGGGCAAAGGGTTGTCATGGGTGGGGGGTACGGGTGTTGAGTCTCACTTGACCTTCAAACGCCCTGGCGGGCCATTTGCGGGTCTGGAATCGGTATGCCTTGGGGCTGGGTC